TGCGCTCTTGAGCGAAGGGAGAGTCGGATGGGACAGCAACAACTCCCCTTCATGCCGCCCGTCGCCCGCTGCAATCGATGCAACGACCGGAAGGATTCCAACGGCCCATGCCCACGGTGCGGCTGCCCAGAGTTCCGACTGGCTAAGAGTTGACCTGCGCTATTGCGGCGACATACGGCTGCAAGCCAACTGGACGCTAGGCATAGGCTGAACGCATGCCAGCACGGATACCAAGCCACAGGCCGCCCAGGCTGAGGACACAGCCCAGGCGTGACGACTCAGCCAGGCCCAACGCAGCGGCTCGAGGCTACTGCACACGAGCGTGGTATGCCCTGCGTCAGCGCGTTCTCGTGCGTGACGCATGGGCCTGCCAAGACTGTGGGCGTGTGTGTGCGGATAAGCGTGAAGCCCACGTCGATCACATCACGCCCAAGGCACAGGGCGGGCAAGACGTGATGGAGAACCTGAGGACGCTGTGCATCAGATGCCACGGCAGGAAGACACGGCAGGAGCAGAACCAGAAAGTTTGACAACCCACGCAGGCTGAACGTCACACGGAGGTGTGGCTATGGCCTGCAAGAAATGCGGAAGCGATTGGGTAACTCTGTTGGGTAGCGATTGTGAAAGCTGCCCCCATTGCTGCAAGCAGCAGCGATGCAAGGCCAAAAAAGAAGGCCGATGGGTGCAGCCAACGGCCCGGAAGGTGTGCGAGGAGTGCGGATCAGAGTTTACGGCAGTCGGCCTACAAGAGATCGGGCTTCGCGTTCTCTGCCACAGCCCGCATTGCAAAAAGAGCAGGCACAAGAAGGCTAGAGATGCCGCACATGCAAGGCGTGCGGCGGGCGTCTTTGTTCTGCCCAGAGAGCCCAAGAAGAAGCGGTGCTGCAAGTTCTCTAGGTGCGGCAAAGAGCTAACTAGGCGGGACCAAAAAGGGTATTGCAGCAAGGCGTGCTATTTCGCGGCGATAGATGCAGGAGAGCAGCAGTTTAAGGGGCGAGTGCGTGATGCGTGGGCGGCTCTAGCTGACTGGTTCACTGACAATTCATGGAGAAAGCCACTGGAACACGGAAGGCATCCAACGTACAGGCCGCGCCCTAGTTGCGATGTCTGCGGTAAGGAGTGCAACCACAGGAACTCGCGTTGTTGTAGTTACAAGTGCACGAAGAAGTGGCGTGGGCCGAGGTCTTGCAAATGCGGAAAGATAGTGCCTGACGCCAAACTTCACGGGCGGACCAATTGCGACGAATGCAGAAGAAAGGCCAAGGCAGAACAGCGTCGTCGCTTGAAAAAAGAGATCGGCGATTACCGCAAGAAGTGCAGGAAGTACGGCGGGTTCTACAACTCCAAATGCAGACGCAAAGACATCCTGGCGAGGGACGGCTATCGCTGCCATTTATGTGGACGCAAGTGCCTAAACGATTCACAATGGAATCATCCACGGGCTGCGACTGTTGACCATCATCCCGTTCCGATCAGCAAAGGCGGCGACCATGACTGGCACAACGTGAGGTGTGCGTGCAGGCAGTGCAACAGCGAGAAGAGCGACAAGTGGGATGGGCAGAGGCGGCTACTGCTTGAGGCATTAAGGCCGAACGCCGAACTGCCCCCACCGAGGGTGGGTCTAGCCTCTGGGCCGCACGGTTTACCAAACCCCACGGTTTAGCCGCGTGCGCGCGGCCGCAAGTTTCACCGGGTTTTTTGACCATCATGGGTAAACGCGGTCCCAAGCCGATGCCTGCCGCAGCCCGCAAGCTGCTCGGCAACCCCGGCAAGCGTGCGATCCGCCCCGACCTTCCGGCCCCGTCCGGTGCGCCGCCGATGCCGCAGCGTCTGATGGTCGAGCCCCAGGCCGTGGCCAAGTGGAACGAGTTCGTGCCGCTCCTGCTCGAACTCGGCACGCTCACCCAGGCCGATGGCGAAGCCCTGGCGACTTTATGTGAGGTGTACGCTGCAACGCAGGCGTGCCTTTTGGAGTTGCGGGCGACCGGCCCGGTGATGCGGACGGACCTCGGGGGCGTGAAGCCGAACCCGGCAGGCCCGCTATATCGAAGTTTAGTGGCGCTCCAGGCGTCGCTAATGGGCGAGTTTGGGTTGACCCCGACCAGTAGGACACGGCTCGGTGCCAAGGAAGAAAAGCCAACCGACGAAGTTGAAGAGTTCTTCAAAGTCCACGGGGCATGATCTTTGCCCTGAGGGGCAGAGGAAGTACCAGCGCGTCGTTGACTTCTTCGAGAAGATTCTGCGGCACAGCAAGGGGCAGAACGCGGGCAAGGCGTTCACGCTTCTGCCGTGGCAGCATCATGTGATGCGTGAGCTCTTCGGCAGGCTGAACCCAGACGGCACGCGTCAGCATCGCGTCGGGTACATCGAACTCCCGAAGAAGCAAGGCAAAAGCACCACGCTTGCCGGGCTGGCGCTCTATCTGACCGGGTTCGACGGTGAAAAAGGTGCTGAGTGCTACGGGGCGGCTAGCGACCGTGAGCAGGCAGGGATCATATACAGGGAGGCCGCCAGCATGGTGCGGGCTTCGCCTGCGTTGTCGAAGTATTTCGACGTGATCGACAGCCGCAAGACGATCATTCACAAGGCCAGCAACTCGTTCTATCGGGTGCTCTCGGCGGATGCGTTCCGTGCCGAGGGGCTCAATATCCACGCCCTGCTCTTCGATGAACTCCACGCGCAAAGATCAAGACAGCTCTGGGATGCTTTGCGCTACGGCGGTGCCGCGCGTCGGCAGCCGCTGCTGCTTTCGATCACGACGGCGGGCTACGACCGCAAGAGCATTTGCTGGGAACAGCACGCCTACGCCGAGCGGTGCATCGCAGACCCCACGGTGGACCCAGCCTTCTTTGGTTGTATCTACGCCGCGTCGCCAGATGACGATTGGAAAGACCCGAAGACTTGGCACAAGGCCAACCCTTCGCTGGGCGAGACGATCACGGTTGAGTCGTTCGCCGCCGACGCCCGCGAGGCCGAGCAGTCGCCCTCGAAGTTGAATTCGTTCCTGCGATACCGGCTCAACGTCTGGACAACCCAAGACGTGCGATGGATCAGCCCCGATACCTGGGCCAAGTGCGGCGGCCCACTGCGGGACGAACTGGAAAAGCGGGAGTGGTATGCGGGCCTCGATCTCGCGACGACCTACGACTTGTCGGCCTTCGTGATGGTGAGCCAGGCGGACGACGGCACCTTTGACGTGATGCCGTTCTTCTGGGTGCCGCAGGAGAACGCGGCCGAGCGGACGCAGCGGGATAAGGTGGATTACATCGGCTGGATTCGCGACGGGTACATCAGGGCCACCGATGGCAACGTCACCGACTACGACGTGATCCGCCGGGACATCGTGGAACTCTCGCAGCGGTTCAACATCCGGCAGGTGGGAATCGACCGCTGGAACGCCACCCAATTGGCCACGCAACTGCAAGGCGAGGGGGTGAATGTGACAGGCTTCGGGCAGGGCTACGGCTCCATGAGCAGCCCCGCGAAGTTGCTGGAGAACATCGTGCTGTCGGAGAAGATCCGCCACGCGAATCATCCGGTGCTCTCGTGGATGGCTGGCAACGTGGCTGTGCAGAGCGACCACCAGGGCAACATCAAACCGAGCAAGGCGAAGAGCACGGAACGCATCGACGGCATCGTGTCGCTGGTCATGGCCCTTGGGCTGCACGCGACGGCCACGGCCCCGCCACCCGAACAATCCTGGGACATCATCTCGTTATGAGCGAAAACGCCGCCGACTTCAGGATGTTTGATTTGAGGGGCATCGACTGGCCCGAGGTTTCGCCGTCTCGCACGCCCTCGGGCATCCGCGTCAACGCCGACAACTCGATGGCCTGCTCGGCGTACACGGCCTGCATCCGTGTGATCTCGGATGCGGTCTCCGCGTTGCCGCTCCACGTTTACGAGCGGATGGCAAACGGAGGCAAGCAGAAGGCCACGAGCCATCCCGTGTATCGACTCCTGCACCAGCAGCCGAACCCCTGGCAGACGGCGCAGGAGTTCAGGGATTGGATGACCGGCATGTACCTGCACTACGGGGCCAGCTACGCGGAGATCCGCCCCGGTGCTCGCGGTGCCGTCTCGGAACTGTGGCCGCTGCACTCGTCGCGGATGGAAGTGGAGCGGCTGGAGAACGGCCGCCTGCGGTACATCTACCGCGAGCCGAACGGCCGCCAGACGACCTACTCGCAGGAGCAGATCTTCGCCCTGCGGTTCACGACCGAGGATGGGATTCGCGCGATCCCCACATACAAGATTTTCCAGAACGCGATCGGGCTGGCCCAGGCGTTGGAGGCCCACGGCAGCACCTACTTCGGCAACGGTGCCCGGCCCGGCATCGTGCTGGAGTCTGATAACCCGATTCCGGTGGAAGCCGCCGAGCGGCTCCGCGAGCAGTGGGAGCGGATGCACCGTGGCGCAGATCGGGCGTTCCGCACGGCGGTCCTGCCGAACGGCGTGAAGGCCCACGAGTTGAGCGGCAGCAATGAGGCGGCCCAGTTCCTCGAAACGCGGCAGTACCAAGTCATCGAAATCTGCCGTGCGTTCCGCGTGCCGCCCCACATGATTCAGGATCTCACCCGCAGTACATATTCAAATATCGAAGTTCAAGGGACAGAATTCGTACAGCACTGCTTATTGCCTCATCTGAAGCGGTGGGAGGCGGCGATCTCTCGCGACCTCATCGTGGACGACGAGACCTACTTCGCCGAGCACAGCGTTTCGGGCCTGCTGCGTGGCGACCACGCGAGCCGGTCGGCCTACTACGTCTCTGCCCTTCAGAATGGGTGGATGAGCATTAACGAGATTCGGGAACTGGAAAACCTGAATCCCATCGGGCCGGAAGGTGATCGCCACTTCGTGCAACTCAACATGACCACGCTCGACAAGGTTGGCCAGGAGCAACCGGCACCGGAGCCGATGCCAGCGCCGCCCGTCGAGGACGAGGAAAGCCCGGCCGACGACGCCGAGGACCAGGCCGAACAGGAGGATTCCACTGATGGAAATTGAACGCCGCGACTTCGCCTTTGAGGAAGAGAACGAGTTGATTGTCGAGAGCCGGGCCGATGGCCGGGCCGCGATCATCGGCTACGCCGCCGTCTACAACCGGCTTTCTCTCGACCTCGGTGGGTTCCGCGAGGAGATCCTGCCGGGCGCGTTCGACAAGATCCTGAACCGCCAGCGGGGCAAGAGCGACGTGGTGGCCCTGTTCAACCACGACAGCAACATCGTCCTGGGCCGCACGTCGAGCGGCACGCTCGAACTCTCGTCAGACGAGAAGGGACTGCGGTACGTCGTGACGCCGCCAGTGAGCCGGGCCGACGTGATGGAGTTGATCCAGCGGCGCGACGTGCGCGGCTCTTCGTTTGCCTTCACGGTGGACAAGAGCGGCGAAGGATTCCGCCAGGGCGATGACGGGAAGGCCGTCCGCCAGATCCGCGAGGTGAGCGGGCTGTATGACGTGGGGCCGGTACTCGTGCCCGCGTACCCCGCCACCTCTGCTTCTGTTGCCATGCGGTCTTACGAAGCCTGGCTGGCGTCGCAGGCGCAGCCCGAGCCCGAGGCGGTGGCCGCCGTTGTCGCCAAGCGTTCCCTGGTCCGTGACGCCGCTGCGGCGTGGGCACTGAGGCTTCGCCGTGTCTGAAGCACGCTGCACCTGCGGCGAGAAACTCCGTTGCCGTTCCAGCCGCCCCTGCGGTGACGAGCGGCAGCGGTATTTGCGCTGCCCCCGGTGCGGGGCTCGGGCGGTGGCGTTTGTGAAAACAACACTTTCCGAAGTGCGGTTCTGCAAGAGACCCGCCCGCTAGTGGCACTGTGGACTCCACGGCAATACCGCCGCCAGGAGATTCACCACAGTGGACAACCTCAAGAAGCTTCAGGACGAGGCGGCTGCCCTCGCCAACCGGATCGACGCCGTTCGTGCGATCGAGGCCGAAGACACGACCGCTCGCGATGTCGAACTGATCGACCTCAACAAGCGTGCCGACGAACTCACCGCCAAGATCGACTTCGAGAAGAAGGTCGTCGAGTCGGCGAAGAGCCTGCGGTCCGTGGTCGAGCGCTGCTCGCCCGCCCCCGAGGCCCGTGCCGATGAGCCCAAGGTTCGCATCGAGGCCGTTCCCTTCTCGGGCCGCCTGCGTGCGTTCAACAGCGTCGAGGATGCCTACAAGACGGGCATGTGGCTGAAGGCCAAGAGCGGCGACGCCGAGGCCAAGCGGTGGTGCCAGGATCACGGCGTCGAGGCCCGTGCGATGGGTTCGACCTCGGCGAACAGCGGTTCGGCCGTGGTGCCCGACGTGCTCTCCTCGACGGTCATCCGGCTCGTCGATCAGTATTCGGCTTTCGCTCAGAACGCCACGAGCGTGACGATGCCGAGCGACGTGCTCCAGTTTCCTCGCAGGTCCGGCGGAACGACCGCGTACTGGATCGACGAGAACACCGCGATCACTGCCAGCGACCCGACCATGAATCAGGTCTCGCTGACGGCGAAGAAGGTGACGGGCGCGGTGGTTGTCGCGAGCGAACTGCTCCAGGACTCCATCGTGTCGATCGCCGACTTCATCGCCACGGAGCTCGGCCTGTCGCTCGCCAACGCCGTCGAGGCGGCTGCGTGGAGCGGCAACCCGGCGAGCGCTCCTGGCGTGGCCGGTCTCGTGACCAGCCACACGGGCGGCCTCCTGGCCTCCTCGGGTGCTACCTACGCCGCGTCGCTCGTGACCGCTGCCGGTGACACCCCCGACGAGGTGACCAAGGCCAACCTGCTCGCGATGATGGCGGCCGTGCCGCAGCACTCGCGTCAGGGTGCCAAGTGGTTCTGCTCGCCGTTCTTCTTCGCGACCTGCATGCAGGCTCTCGATCTGAACCAGGGCGGCTCGGTCGGCCTGTCGCAGGGCATGGGCCTGACGTTCCTCGGCAGCCCGGTGGTTCTCACCGACCGCCTGCCGAGCGGTGCGGACTCCACCGGTGCGATCATGGCGCTGTACGGCAACATGGCCAACAGCTCCTACTACGGCGTGCGGCAGTCCATCGAGATCGCCAGCAGCGATCAGGTGAACTTCCTCAGCGACCAGACCGTGATTCGCGCGGTGGCCAGGGTTGCAATCGCGCATCCGAACCTGGGCACCTCGACCGTCGCCGGTCCGGTCATCGGCCTGGTTGGTGCGTGAGCCTGACGGCTTGACGTGATGTGCAAACTGGGCGGGCCGCTCCACTACGGGGCGGCCCGCTCTCTTTTTGCGAGGTCTGCATGATCGTCAAGGTTGGGGGCACTGAGGCCGACGTTCGGGTGGAAGCCATCCTGTCGATGCCCAGGCTGTCGTTCACGGCCAACCACTTCGCGTGGGCTCAGGCACTCATGCCGCTGGGGATTCGCCCCACGATGGGCACGGGTGCGTTCTGGAGCCAGGTGAACACCCGCGTGATGGAGCAGTTCATCGACAAGGCGGAATATCTGCTCACCATCGACTACGACACATTCTTCACGAAGGAAGACGTGGAGCACCTCTTCGCGATGGCGATGACGTTTCAGTGCGACGCGCTCACGGGATTGCAGACGAAGCGGGAAGACGGCCGCCCGATGCTCACGCTACCGGGCACGCTCGACAACCCGCCCGAGGACGGGAAGACGAGCCTGCCGATGTCGTGGTTCTCCGAGCCGGTGCAGGAGGTGGATACGGCCCACTTCGGCCTGACGGTCATCAGCACTGCCGCCCTGAAGCGGTGCAGGAAACCTTGGTTCTGGTCGAAGCCCGGCCCCGATGGATCGTGGAACGAGGGCCGCACCGATGACGACATCTGGTTTTGGCGGAACTGGCGGGAGAGCGGCAACCGCGTCTTCATCACGCCGCGCGTGGTCTTGGGCCACGGCGAGTATGTCGTGACCTGGCCGGGGCAGAACCTCGGCAAGCCCGTGTTTCAGTGGACCACCGAGTTCACGACCAACGGAAAGAAGCCCGAAACTGCATGGAGCGTGCCCCAATGACGAAACTAAGGATGCTGCGTTCGTTCCAAAACTACCGCGCCGGGCAGGTGGTGGAGATCCCGGGCGGGCGTGCCCAAGAGTTGATCGCCCGGCGGTTCGCGGTGGAGGACCGTCAGCAGGAATTGATTGAGACGGCCGCCGTCGAGCACGACGTGGAGACGGCCGACGCCACGCCCAAGCGGAGACGCAAGAAGTGAAGTACCGCAGCCTCAGCCGCCAGACGCCGCCTGCCGTGGAGCCCGTGACGCTCTCCGAGGCGAAGGCCCATTGCCGCATCGACGGCAACGCAGACGACGCCTATGTGGCCTCGCTCATCACGGCGGCCCGCGAGTGGTGCGAGCAGTACCTCGACCGCACGCTCGTCTACACGCAGTGGGTCATGCGTTTCGACCGATTCCCCACCTCGGGCATCGAGGCGATGGAGCTGCCCCGCCCGCCGATGGCCGTCGCTGGCACGGCCACGGCTGTGTCGCTCACGTTCACGGCAGACGGCGGCACGACCGGCACCTACGCCGTGGAGCAGTTCCGCGTAGATCGCCAATCGACGCCGGGCACCGTGCTGCCCATCTATGCGGGCACATGGCCGCCGCACCGGATCGACGCCGGGGCGCATGCCGTGACGTGGTGGGCTGGCTACGGAGCGAGCGGCACCGCCGTACCTGCCGCGATCCGCCACGCGATCCTCATGCTCGTTGGCATGTGGTTCGAGCGCCGCATGGCGGCCGACTCCATGAGCGGCGATGAAATCCCGTTTGGCGTGAAGTCGCTTCTCGACTCGCAGCGATGGGGCTCCTACCAATGATCGACCCAGGCAAGCTCCGTGAGCGTGTCACCGTCCAAATCGCCAGCGGCACGACCAATGCCCTGGGCGAGACGGTGCTGGCGTGGAGCAACTCCACGAGCGTCTGGGCGAGCGTGGACGGCGTGACCGCCCGCGAGGCTCTCACGGCTGGCCAGCAGGAGGTCAGCATCACCCACAAGGTGCGGCTGCGTTACCTGCCGGGCCTGACGCAAAGCATGCGGTTTTCGTGGCGCTCTCGCACGCTGGAGATCGTCAGCCTGCTTGAACACGGCAACCGCAGCGAGCACGAGGCTATTTGCCAGGAGACCGTCTCGTGAGTGTCTTTGCCGAAGGGCCGTCGCTGCTGCGGCTTGCCGTTGGCAAAGGCAAGTTTGCAAAGCAGCAGTACGGCCTGACCACGCTCGACGACGTGATTAAGAGCCTGAAGGCACTGCCCCGCGAGATCAGCCTGAAGTACCAGGCCCAGGCACTACGCAAGGCGGCGAAGCCCGGCCAGGAGGCGCTGCGGCAACAGACGGCCGCCCTCGGGCAAGTGACGGGCAACCTGCTGGCGAGCGTGTCGAAGGCCGAGCGGAAGTACACGAACAACAAGCAGCAGATCCCCGTGGGCGTGATCGTGATCGGCTTTCGGCGGCCCACGAACGCAAAGAGCCAGAAGGGTGCCACCCCGGCCTTTGTGGGCGGCACTGTGCTGAAGGGGCCGAACCGGGCCTACCACTCGCATCTGGTGGAGTTTGGCACCAGGCCGAGGATGGCTGGCAAGAGCAAGGTGAGCCGCAGGCGCAAGGTCATCCTCGGCGGCAGGATTCAGACGATCGTAGAGCGCGAGAAGAAGCCAGCCGCAGGCCGTGGCGTGCTGTCATCGTGGAAGACGCGTGGCGACTTCACGGGGCGTGGTCTTTACCCCGTGGACTTCATCGCCAGCGGCACCGTCGCAGGCTCGCCCGCCCGGCATCCGCTGCGGAAGGCGTTCAATCAGTCGAGGGCACAGATGCAGAGCATCCTCGACGTGGAGATGCGGAAGGCACTCACGCGGGCCGTGAAAGAGTATGAGCGGAAATACGGCGACTTAGGAGGCCAGTAGCATGAAATCCCCCGAAGCCGTCCTGCGTTCTGCGCTCATTGCCAATGCCACCGTGGCCGGGCTTGTGAGCAACCGCGTGTATCCGGTGGTGGCCCCGGCCTCGGCGGCTCTGCCGTTCGTGACGTGGCGGCGCGTGGCAATTCGGCGGCAGCAAACGCTTGGTGGCCCGATGGGCATGCCAGTGACGAGCGTGGAATACAGCATCTACGGGGCGACCTACGAGCAGGCCCGCGAAGTGGCGGATGCGATGCGGTCGGTTCTGGATGGCTACGGGGGGACTTTGAACAATACGGAAGTGAAGCAAACGTCGCTCGAACAGGAGTCCGACGACTTTGTGACGCTGGCGGGTGCGGAACTCCCGCCTGCCTATCAGATCACCCAGCAGTACGACACGTTCTGGATCGAAAGCTAGGAGACATAAAGCATGCCCGCCACTCCGCATGATGGTTCCGGTTCGACGTTCACGTTCGCAGGCGTGAACTACACCGTCACGAACATCACCTACACGATTGCGGACAACAACGCGACCGACAGCATCGACGTGTCGCACCTCGGGCAGTCGGCCGGTTCGACGGTTGCCACGCTGTCTCGCCCGCTCAAGGGCTCTGCGGGCGACACGGGCAAGGAAGTCACCATCGACTACCTCACCAACGCGGGAGCCACGCCGATTGCCCAGGGTGCCACCGGCACGCTGACGATCTCTGGCGGCATTACGCTCTCGGCCGGTGCTACCTGCAAGTCTTCCACCATCACGCTTGCCACGAACGACGCCAACAAGGGCTCGGCCTCGTTCCAGGTTGCCTAACCGCCAAGGGGGCTTCCCGTGGCGAGTTACAGCGCAGGCATCAGCGTGACGTGGAACGGCACGGCCTTCCAAGAGGTCACCGGCCTGTCGTGGTCCTATGGTGGCGACAGCAAGGGGCGCAACGTCGCCTGGACCGACTCGCCAGGCTCCGTAACCGTGGAGTGCCTCGGCGCGGCCAACACCTCCGCCGCGCTCTGGAACACCCGCGCCGAGGTGGTGATCTCCGGCGGCGGCCAATCCTTGACGGCCTCGGCAGTATGGGAGTCCGTGAGCGTGGCCAGCGAAGTGAACGGGGTGACCCGTTACAGCGTCACGCTCAAACTTTCCTACTAGGTGAATCATGCCGCTGACCAGAGAACAGATCGACGCCGCCTCCGATGCCAAGATCATCACCGTGGAAGCCCCTGAACTCGGCGGCGACGGCAAGGTGTGCATCCGACTGATGAGCGTGGGCGACCGCGACTCCTACGAGATCAAGCTGCTCGAAGGCGACGGCAAGGCCATCCCCGACTTTCGCTCGGAGCTCTTGAGCCGCACGCTCTGCGACGCCGCTGGCAACCTGCTCTATCCCGGCGACGAAGGCGTGGCTGCCCTGAAGTCCCGCAGCGCCGACGTGATGCACCGCCTGTGGCATGCGGCCCTCAAGCACAACGCACTGACTGAGGAGGAAATCAAAAAGCTCGCGGGGGAATGAACGCCAGGCCGACCTTGCAGTTCAAGTTCGCCCTGGCTTCACACCTCAAGAAAACCATCGAAGAGATCGACGCGATGGACTCGCGTGAGTTCTCGCAGTGGATCGCCTACACGCGATGGTTTCGCCCGCTCGACAACCCTTGGCAACAGACCGGCATGATCGTCTCGTCGGTGCTGGCCCCGTACTCGAAGCAGACACCAGACCCGGAAGCGTTTATCCCGATCGAAGACCGAGCCCCCAAGCATCCCTCACAGGTCCGCGACACCATCCGCCGCATGGCGGAAGACCTCAAGAAGTTTGAGCAGTAATGGCAACCATCGGCCTTGGCTTTCAACTGTCGGCATCGGCCACGCAAATGTCGGCTGGCATCAATGCCGGTGTGGTCGAGTTGCAGAAGTTGGGTTACGCCGCCAAGAAGACGCAGCAGGACGTTTCGACGCTCAAGACGATTGAGTTGTCGAGAGCGTTCATCGCCACGGTGCGGACGGCGGCCGGTGCGTTTCAGCAGTTCATCGGCGGCACAGCCGGTGCGGTGGCCAGCATCGACGATCTCTCAAAGCGTACCGGCATCTCTGCCGACATCATCCAAGGCTACTCGCTGGCGGCGAATCAGTCGGGCGTTTCCCTGGAGACGTTCGGCAAGGCGGTGCAGAAGCTCACCGTGAACCTGGGCGAGGCCCAGACGGGCAACGCCACGGCAATCAAGTCTTTCGCGGAACTCGGCCTGTCGGTGCGCGACCTGTCGCAGCTGCGGCCCGAGCAGGCTTTCGACGCGGTGGTGGCGGCGATCAGCCAACTGCCCAACCCCGCCCAGCAGGCGGCGGCGGCGGTCAGTCTGTTCGGCAAGAGCGGCGTGGAACTCGTGCCCATCTTCCAAGAGGGGGCTGGCTACCTTCAGCAGATGACGGCCGAGGCACGGCGGCTCGGGATCGTGTTGAGCCCGCAGCAGACCGCAGGCATTGCCACGCTGGATGATTCGCTCCAGAAAGCCCAACTCACGCTCCAAGCGTTCTCGGCTCGCGTGCTATCGGAACTGGCCCCATCTCTCACCAAGGCGGCCGAGGATGCCGCCTCGTTCATCGCCGCCATCGACGTGAAGGCTGTGGCCTCGGCAGTGTCGGCCGCCATCTCTGACCTCGCGGCTGCGTTCCAACTTGTGGCCACGGCGGCCCTGCCGCTGGCTGGCAACATCCTCCCGGCCATCGGCGGCTACTTGGCATTTATCAATCGCCAAGTCGTGACGGCTGGGATTGCCAACCTCGGGCGGTTCTTCGCGGCGGCGACCGCTTCGGCCTTCGGCTACTCGGCTGCGGCTGGCACGGCGGCGACGGCTACGGCAGCCCTTGGCGTGTCGATTCGCTCGGCGCTCGCCAGCACGGGCATCGGGGTGCTCGTGGTGGGCTTGGGGCTGTTGGCTGGGGCCGCGCTTGAGTGGGCGTTGGCCAGCAAGCAGGCCGGGGCGGAAGTGACGATTGCCGTCGAAGATCCACAGGACGCGATCAAGAAATACCAAGAGCAGATGCGGGCGGCGACCGCCAGCACGCAGGAGTTTGGCCAGCGGGCGAAAGACGCGCTGAAGGTGCCCGACCTCAACGTGACCGAGTTCGCCCAGAACTCGCTTTCGCAGGCCGAGTCGGCCATCAAGCAACTGGCGCAGGAACTCGGCGGCCTGGGCCAGGTGCCCGTCGAGGTGCTCCAGCAGTTTGACCGGCTGACCGAGTTGGCCCGCGATGCCAACGCCGAGACGATCTACCAAAAGTATGCGATTCAGCAGGTGGACCGTGCGGCCCGTACCTTCAGCGACACGCTGCGGCAGCAGGCAGACGCGAGGCGGGCCGACGCGGATGCGGCCAGGGCTGCGGCCGACGCTGCCGCTCGCACCGCCCAAGAGGCCCGGCGGCGAGTGGCCGACTTGGCGAACGCCGGGCTCACCGACGCCGAGACGAGCCGCCTGCAACTCAACCGGGACTTGCTGGCGATTGGCCAGGAACTGCGGGCGGCAGAAGATGCGTTGGCCCAGGCGAAGCAAGCCAACGACGCCAAGAGCATCGCTGCCGCCAACGAACGTCTACGGCTCGCGGGCGAGGCCACGAAGCAGGCGAGGGCTCAGGATCGCGAGCGGCAGCTGCAAGCCCTCGGCGTGGATGCGAATATCCTGAAGCCCGCCACGTCCATTGCCGACCAGTTCAAGTCGGTGCGTGAGGCTTTCAACAAGCGGCTGATCGACGGCGGCGAGGCCCGCAACGCCCTCCGCAATCTGGCCGCTGAGGGCATTTCCATCCGCAAGGAGATCGCCGCCGAGTTGGCCCGGCCGTCTGCGAACGCCTTGCAGGTGTCAGACATCCGCACGCAGGAAGGCGCATCGCAACTGCTGGCGATGGCCACCGGCCGCCAAGACCCGGCCCTGGAGCAGCGGCGTGCCCAGCTGGCGAAGCTCGAAGAAATCCGCAAGGCGATCGCCGCCACCGGGGCGAGCCCCGTAGAAATCCTGGGGGCGTAGCATGGCCGTTCTCTCCTACCGCGAAATCCTGCCGCGCACGTTCTCGCACAAGTTCGGCGAAAGCCCCACGGCCGAGATCAAGTACGCCCTCACGCTCGACGGCCCGACGAACACGCAGGACATCCTCGGGGCAATCGGCATCTTTCACGGGGCTGCCCATCCCGAGTATGCCTACCTGCTCTGCCACAACGGGCAGGTGACGGAAACCGACCGCTTCCACGCGGAAGCGACGTACAGCTACGAGACGCCGCAGCGCGGCACGCAGGAATACAACGCCAGCCCGCTCTCGCGTGCCGATGTCTGGTCGTTCTCCACGAGCGGCATCTCCATCCCCGTCTTCCGCTTCTACAACGGGAACGGCAACAACGACATCAAACCGCTCATCAACACAGCGGGCGACATCATCGAAGGGGCCACCGGCATCGAGGGCGAACTTCGGCTGTCGATCTCTGGCAACCGCTCGGCGTTCCCGATTGCCAACGCTGTGGCCGTCACGGGGGCCGTGAACTCTGATTCGTTCCTGGGGGCCGGTGCTCATCAGTGGATGTGCCACGGCATCAGCGGCCAGCAGGCGACCGAGGTGGTGAACGGGGCGCAGGTGAACTACTGGCAAGTTACGGCCGAACTCTCGTACAAGGCCAGCGGCTACAAGCTCTTCCTGCCAAACGTCGGCTGGAACTACATCAGCGGCAGCGGCTCCGACAGGAAAAAGGAGCGGTGCTACGTATTCGTGGACAACGAAAAGGTGGCGTCCGCCAGCGTGATGGCGCTGAATGACGACGGCAGCATCAGGTTCAACACCGACTTCACTGGCTCCGGTGCCCCGACGATCCTTGAGCGTCGCGTGAATCCCGCCGTTGCGTTCGCCACATACTTCGGCACGCCGCCCTTCTAAGGTGACGCATGGCGCAGAAGCCTGACGGCAAACCGGCGAAGACTGAGCGGGTCACCTTCACGCGCCCCGCTGCGGAGCGGATCGCCAAGGTGGTGCGAACCGTCGAGGGTGGCGAACGGGATCAGCCAGGGATCACCTACGGCTCGGCACCGGGCGGCGTTGCGGGCAAGACCTTCCGCGTGGCGACGTTCACCGGCGCGTGGTCGATCAACGGTGAAAAAACGGTGACGTTTCGCGGGGTCACGACGACGCCGAATACGGTGTCGGCGATGAATTTGTTTTTTCCCGTCACGAACACGGCGACCGGCGACCGGTCGTGCGCGATCGCAAAGGACGGGACGGCGTGGCACTTGGTTGGGGTGCAGGTTTCCACCGCTGCGGTTACTGTCGTCACTAACATTACGCTCAGCGGCAGCCTCAATACCGCCAACTGCTCTATATCCATTGGCCGCACGCTGACCACGGCGACGGCGAGCGTTGTTGTTTACGGGGTGTAGCGATGGCCTGTTGTTGCTGCGATGGGCCTGGCGTGTGCTGCCAAGGCACGACCTGCACGAGCGTCAACTCGTGTGAGTGCCAGCAGACCGGCGGGGCGTTCAAGAAGGGGCGGCAGTGTTCGGAGTCTGTTGTCTGCCGCTGCTCTGGCGGCACGACTTCCCGAATATCCGTATGCGAAACCTGTCCGCCTGGATGCACCACCACGGTGTGCAGTTGCGACGTACACAGATCAATCAACATCCGAATCACAGTCTCAGAAGTGCTTTTTCAGTGGCACTGCGGGTCCGAACAAAACTGGAACACCCTAAAAGACGCCTTTGAGGGCGACTACGTTTTGAATTGGTTTGATTCGCCGACTACAGGCAGTTGCGCCGGTGGTTGGCTTTACGAAGCCGACGGATTGTGGATTTCCGCAAGCTCAGCGAATTACCCGGGGGGGACGGTGGGGCAAATCCAGGCCGTTATCACTAGACCAGACTTGGGTTTTCAGTGCGGCCTTTCGCTTGGCGCGTTCGGTGAGGCCATCGCATCGCCGCTTAGACAGACAGCGCCGTGGCCGTGCAAAGAGTCGCCAACGGTCAGCAGGCAGATTGACGGAAATTTCCGGTCCCTGAATGGCATAGTTGTCATTGCGCGGGGGACCGTGGAAATCAGTTGAAACCAATGAATTGCAATTTCGACAACGATGCAATGGCGTGCCCGGTGTGCGGCAAGCGTGGCCCGTCACGCAAGGCAAAGTCAAACTGCCTGCCAACCATTACTGCCGAAGAATTGCAGGCATTGAGCGGCAGATTTGCCGGGATGGCTGGGCGGCGTGGCGACGCATTGGCTGCACAGACGCACGGCCCCGGCACCGAACTCTCCCGCCTGCTCAAGCGGTTCGGCATTGAGCCGACGCCGACGTGCAAGTGCCGGGCCAAGGCCGCCCAGATGGACGCCTGGGGCTGCGACGAGTGCAGCAAGCCGGAACGGATCGATGAAGTTGTGGCCGCCATGCGTGAGGAAGCCAAGGCACGCGGCCTGCCGTTCCTCGACGCCGCCGGGCGGCTGCTCGTAAAGCGGGCCATCGCAAACGCCCGCCGGGCATCCTGACTCTGCAAGCCTGCCCGCTGCGGTTCGTAGGCTGGCCATATGGCAACCTACTCGGCCCTACCGGCGGATCTCAGCCTTGCCTTCGTGCTAGGCGACGAGTTCAACATGAGCGTCGATCTGTCGCTCAACGGCACCGGCTACACATGGACGGCAATCGTCTACGAGGTGGCCACCGTGTTCCTCAACGGCTCGCCCGTGTCGGGCCAGGGCGCAACAGCAGCGACGTTCGCGATTGAAACTGTGAGCGCGGCCAACGGGCAAATGATCCTTTCGCTGACTGAAACGCAGACGGCGGCCCTGCTCCCGTCGAAGAGTTACCGCTGGTTCTTCCGTGGCGTCTCGCCCGGCGGCGTGACGCGTACCTATCTCTGTGGCACCGTGACGCCGACCACGCCATGAGCGACGACATCACCGTAAGCGTGACGGGCGGCAGCGCCGTTTCCGTGAGCGTGAGCGGTGCGGGTGAGGCTTCGTCCGTTGTCAGCGGCGGCGATGCTCCGACCGTCGCCGTTTCTGGTTCCACGGCAAGCGTCACCGTGACGCCGCTCGGCAGTGTTGAGGTAGCCGTAGCCGGTTCGTCGTCGCTGGGCGATGTGCTGACGAGCGGCGCGACAGCGAGCGTGAGCGTGACGCAGATGGGCGGCGACCGTGGGCCGAAAGGCGACACGGGGCCAGCGACGACGCTTGCCATTGGCACCGTGACGACCGGCGCGGCGGGCTCAACCGCCTCCGCAACGCTGACCGGGACGGCCCCCAATCAGACGCTCTCGCTGGCCATCCCGCGCGGCGATACCGGCCAGACAGGAGCCACGGGCAGCACGGGTGCGACGGGTAGCGTCGGCCCGGCTGGGCCTGCAAATAGCCTGACGGTTGGCACGGTGACCACTGGTGCCGCTGGATCATCGGCATCGGCCACGATCACGGGCAGCGCACCCAATCAAACGCTCTCGCTCGCGATACCGCGTGGTGACACGGGGGCCGCAGGTGCGGCTGGCGCGACCGGTAGCGTCGGCCCGGCCGGGCCTGCGAACTCATTGAGCGTCGGCACCGTGACCACTGGGGCGGCGGGATCAAATGCCTCAGCGACGCTGACCGGCACGGCCCCCAGCCAGACGCTCAATCTCGTCATCCCGCGCGGCGACGCCGGGACCGGCGGAATGTCGTGGGCGAACGTGCCTGACGGCCCTGGCTCAACTGGCACCGCTGGGGCGATGGCCTACGATGCAAGCAATATTTACGTTTGCGTGGCGACGAACACATGGAAGCGTGCGGCGCTTTCGTCGTGGGTGTTGTCAGACCCGTTCTTCAGCAATGTGTTCCTCTTGCTGCACATGAACGGCAGCAACGGCAGCACGACATTCACAGACTCATCGGCATCGCCAAAGACTGCGACCGCTTCGGGTGGCGCTGCGATCAGCACTTCGCAAAGCAAATTCGGCGGCGCGAGTCTCAATGTGAACGGCGGCAGCCTTGGCGTTAGCGGCTCAGGCATTGCAATCGGCAGCGGCGACTTCACTTGCGAGATGTGGCTTCTCTCATCTGGTGGCGGTCCGATATTTGAATGTTGCGGGGTCTATGCGTGGCTGTCTGGCAGCCAGCTCGACGTTGCGGATAGCGGCGGAAGCCTTTTCGTCATTAGAGCTGCCAATGCGGTGCCTGGCGACCAGTGGGTTCACCTTGCCGTGTCGAGGCAGTCCGGTGTTCTGCGTGTCTTCGTGAACGGCGTGAGCGTCGGAACCGACCTTCTTGGCGGCGGCGGCCAAAGCGGATCGCTGTCAGGTTCCACTGCGACGATCGGCAAGGTGCCGTGGCAGAGCAATACGTTTGCAGGTCACATAGACGAACTGCGATTTACAAGCGTCGCCCGCTACACGGCGAACTTCACGCCGCCAACGGCTGCGTTCCCTCACGCTTGACGCCCCGGCTAGGGTGGCTGGCGAAAGGGACGCAGCCGATGCCCCGCAAGCCGCCCAAGGCGAAGACGCCTAACCTCGCCGAGCTCGACTACGAGGACGACGACGCCTCGCCGCCCTTCACCTTGGACGACGACGGCAACATGGTCCTGCGGCGTTCTGCGAAGCCCAAGCCCACGAAAGGAAAGCCCCGTGGCAAGAAAGCCGATAAGCCTGCTTGATGACGTGCTGGCTCGGACGCGGAACCGCAGCCCTGGATTCGGGACGTGGTTTGAGAGGCTGCCCGCTGAGGCCCAAGCGGAACTGGAAGCGGTGCGGGCTTCGTTCGATCACGCGACACACCAGAAGACAGCGTTCGCTCGTGCGATCATCGAAGCCGCACGCGAGCGCGGCTGGAAAACAAGCGGCTTGCAAGGAGTGATCCAGTGGCTAAACGGAAAACGCTAGCGGCTTCCGTGGCGTCGAAGCTCCCGCCCGCGAAGCCTGCCGCCGATGCCGAGCAGGTGACGCAACGGCAGGACGGCGATTCGCTGGAGGCCCGATCCACGAGCCGCCGCATCAAGACGGTGGAGGATCTGCTTCGCCACATCGAAGCCGACATGACCCGCTTCGAGGTCGCCGCCAGCGAGGCGACCAAGTGGGAGTGCGGCGACGGCGACGGCGGCACCATCGAACTACACCGCGTCTTCGTGCGACTCAAGCCCAAGGGCGGGCCGACCACCATCGAAGTGGTCGAGGCGATGATCGACGCCGCGAAGAGGGAGATTCGGCGTATACCAAAAAAGGTATATCGCCAGCCGACGAGAGACGGCCTATGGCAGGTGCTCGTCATCAGCGACACGCACTTCGGGGCTTACTCGTGGAGCAAGACCACGGGCGGCAGCGATTACGACCTCGACCTGGCCGAGCAACTCGTGGGCAAAGCCGGGGCCGAACTGGTGGCGGTGGGAGATGCCCACAAGCCCACCCGCCGCACGATCGCGTTCCTGGGCGACCTCTTCCACTACGACACGCCGAGCGGCACGACAACCGGCGGCACGCCGCTCGAGCGTGACGGCCGATTGCAGAAGATGATTCAGGTGGGGTGCGACTCGCTACTCCGCATCGTCGAGCGGTCGGCGGCCTCGGCCCCCACCGACGTGGTGATCGTGAACGGCAACCACGACGAAGTGCTGACGTGGGCGTTTCAGCGGATTCTCGTGGAGCGGTTCCGTGGCTCGAAGGCGGTGACGATCAAGCCCGACTTCCTCTCGCGGCAATACCTCACGCACGGGCGCAACCTGCTCGGGTTCACGCACGGGCACAAGGCGAAGCGGAAGCTCCCGCAGATCATGGCCCTGGAGCAACGCGAGGCGTGGAGCCGCAGCACCTACCGCGAATGGCACACGGGGCATCTCCACCACCAAGCGGCCGAGCACAACAAGCCGCTCGACACGCTTGACGGCGTGATCGTGCGGACGGCCCCGACGATCTGCCCGCCGGATGATTGGCACTCGGCCAACGGATTCCTCGGCGCTAGACAGGCATGCGAAACATTCCTCTACAGCCCCGATGGCGGGCTGCGATCAATGCACGTCAGCGAAGGGACCAGAAAGGGATGATTACCGTGGCCGACCGACTCAATGGTGATGGCGTGATGCGTGAGGGACTGCGGCCCGGCTCGCGCGAGTTCCTCGATATCCTCGACGAGATCCGCACGCTCCACCTTCGTAAGACAAAAGACTACGGGCAGGACGATGACGCCCTGAGCAACATCCGCAACTCGGCCGATGTTATCAACGTGCCCGCCTACGCGGGCTGCGTGCTCCGCATGTCGGACAAGATGCACAGGCTGCGGTCGTTCTTTCGCCGGGGTGAGGTGGAATTCGACGGCGTGGAGGACACGCTGCTGGACCTCGCGGCGTATTCGATCATTGCCCTGGTGCTGTATCGGGAGAGCGTCGAGTGACCGACCGCCGCGTGCCCTACAGCGAAGACGAGGCCCAGGAAGCGTGGCTGTGGGTGGGCCGCCACGGGCCTTCCAATTCGTGGACGGCGACCAACGGCACGGCGGCCAGGATGATCGGCCGCCTGCTCGAAGAGCGTGAGCGGCTGCTGGCGATCATCGCGGCAAGGGAGAACTTGCCGAGGCCAGCGGAACAGTGAGCCGGGCGGCGGGTTGTAGGTGTTGAGGTTTCCTTCCTTTACTCAACATCTCCCCGCTTGCCCGGCTTCCGGTTATGCCGCGCAGGTCATAGACCAACGCGGAGGAGGCTTTACGTCGGCGGCGTCAAATCCAGTTTGGGCAGCAGATCCGGTGCGGATGGACCTTGCGGCACAATCCGTGGATCGAGATAGCTCTTCTGGGTGATCGACGGGCTCGAGTGATCCGCCAGTTTCTGGCCTGCTCCTGGGCACGCTGCCTCCGCATAACTCACGGCGGCACGGCGTATCCCGTGGAATCCACGGTACTGTACCCGTGCCCTGGCGGCTATCCCCTGCATACGCTTCCACAGAAGGCATGCGTTGCGGTCCCACGGCCAGACCAGGGCATTCGGGCTCTGGATACGCCCCGACAGCCAAGCGGCCAGCGTGGGCGAAATCTGGCGGTCTAGGTCGCGGGTCTGGTTTTTCCGCGTTTCCGCCCGAAACGTGATGCGGCGGCCTGACGTGTCGATTTCCCGCCACTTGGTGTGCATAACGGCGTTGATCCGTTCGCCCGACTCCCACAGGCAAAGCAACAAACTTGACCACCAATCGGCCTCGGGAATCCCGGCCACGGTGCCGGTGAACCTTCTGGCCTCGCGGATCAGCAGGGCCACGTCTTCGCTGGTGTAGGCCACCGGCACCCGCGCCGGGGCTCGCATGATCGGCACCTCGGGGAAGTCGAGCAGGGTGCCATCGCTGGCCTTCATCCGCTTCCGGGCGGCGTACCGCCACAGGGCCAGCAGCTGCACCCGGTCGCGGGCCGCCGTCGCCCGGCAGGTTTCCCGCTCGCGGGCGGCTAGGAACCGGGCAACCGTCAAGTCCGTCAAATGGTCCAACCGTGCCGACTCGCCAAGGTGTCTATCGAAGTGCCGCAGGCTGACCATGTAGCAGTTGATGCTCTTCTGCCCGAGGCGTCGCAGAGGGGCATATTCACGGGAAAAAAGCTCTGACAACCTCATTGGGTGGTACTCCTGGGTGGGGGCCTCATGCCTCCTGTATCTAGCCCGCGAATCGGCGCGCGGCGTCCGTGTCTGCTAATTTCCTGAAGTCGGTGTTTTCCGCCTCAGACCTATCAAGTGGACTCCGCTCCATTGGTGGTCGGTTCCCGTAGTTCAACGCTACGGTTGCCGACCTCCAAAGGCAAGCGCCTGCGTGGGCGTTTGAACTTCCTACCGCACTCGGTAGTATGGAGGCATGAGCACCGTGGCATCCCCCGACAACAAGTGGGTTTCCGTTTCAGAGGCTTGCGATCTGGCTGGCTGCACCGACGGCTGGATTCGCCACCTGCTGCGAGAGGGCAAGCTCGGCGGCTTCCAAGTGAACGAGTGGACTTGGATGGTGGATCGGGCCGAGGCCGTCGCCCTACGCAAGAACTTGTCCAGCCGCTCCAACGCGGCCAAGGACAAGCCCTCGAAGCCTGCCCCGAAGCGCCGCCGTAAGAGCGCATAGCACGGGGGAAACGCCCGAAAAGATTTTTTTCTGAATTCCTGTTGACCGAACTACCGAACTTGGTAGTATCCCCCACATGAAAGGAGTCATTGTGAAACCGACTTGGGACAACGCTCTGCACGCTCTCGTGCTGATCCGCATCGGCCAGGACCTGGGAACGTATTCCCCGGCATCGAAGGCCGTTCACGACGCGATTGAGTTGGCGGTTTCGGTGATCGGATTATTTTGCCGTTGACCGAACTACCGACTTTGGTACAGAACTACCGAACTTGGAACAAAAGGGAGACTGAAATGGATGCTCACGAACGCGAATACGCGGGTGCGGTGGCTGGGATGCTCGAGGCGGCGGGCCGCGAGGTGAGCCTGCCAGCGCAGGGCGATTTCGTCAGCGGCAAGACCGCTGGCAAGCACTGGTCTGGCCACGTCGAGTGGGTCGAGGACGACGGCAAGTTCATGTGCATCAACGTCGGCGGCGGCTGGCTGACCGTGCCAACCGCAGACATCACGCATTAGGGAAATCCCCGGCAGGACGCCGGGTGCAGGAGGCGATTCGTGCCGCAGACCGATGGACCGGCGAGCGGCTTTTCAAAGGACGCAGAAACGAAAGGAATGTCGAATGAGCACTGACCTGACCACCGGCCTGCGGGTTTCTTCCGTGGGCGACTTGATGACGCTGGGCAAGATCGCCGCCGCGAGCGGCCTCGTGCCGAAGGATTACCAGGGGCAGCCCGAGAAGTGTGCCGGGGCGATCGCCTTCGGTGCCGAGCTGGGCCTTGCCCCGATGCAGGCGTTGCAGTGCATCGCCAACATCAACGGCCGCCCCAGCATTTGGGGCGACTCCGCGAAGGCTCTCTGCCTCGCCTCGCCGGTCTGCGAGGGCATTGAGGAGACGATCGAGGGGGAGGGCACGCCCAACCCGAAGGCGGTCTGCATCGCCAAGCGGAGGGGCCACGCTCCGGTGCGTGTCGAGTTCTCCGTGGAGGACGCCAAGCGGGCCAGCCTGTGGGGCAAGTCGGGACCGTGGACGCAATATCCGAAGCGGATGCTGCAACTGCGGGCCAGGGGCTTCGCTCTCCGCGATGCGTTCCCCGACATCCTGCGTGGCCTCGTGACGGCCGAGGAGGCACAGGACTACCAAACGGCCCGGCCGCAGCCGACCGTTCGCGTGACGCAGGCCAGAGCCGCCGTGCAGCGGCTCGAGCACGCCGAGCCCGAAGACAACGGTGTGGAGCACTTCGACGCGGAGGAGATCGACGCGGAGGCGCACGCCCGATGAGCGTTGACCGCCGCATCAACGAGGGCCACCCGCCGAGCACCGGCGAGTGGAACGAGTTCGAGGCCCGGCAGCCCGAGGTCTTCGAGCGGCGGCCACGCGCCGCCCCGAAGCCTACGGGCCGTCGAGGCCCGGACCCGCTGCCCATGCTCACCGACGCGCAGATCGCCAGGAAAGCGAAGTGGATACACGCCCGCCTCGTGCTGTTGATCGACGCCTTGGATGGCGAGGAGTGGGACGGCAGATGGACCAACAGGCTGATGAGCGCGTGGCTCGCGGCCAGGAACACAGTGGAAGACGCAGCAACTTGGAAGGAAGACGCCGATGGCGTGGCACGACTCGTGGAAGGGGATCAAGCAGAAGAAACAGCCCCAGCCGCAGGGGGCAACCCGGCAGACGGGAGCGGCAGCCAAGCGGGCGAGGCGTAAATCCACCGCAGCTGGGGCTCGCCCAAACAAAAAAACTCCCGGCGAGTGAACCAGCGGGCCGCCCCACCTCACGGGGCCAATACACAAAGGACGCAAAGGCATGAAAGCGAAGAAGACTTTTCAGCAGGTGGCCGAACGCTACCTATCCGAGCGGATTGTCTCGGTGCATTACGCGGCGAACGTGAAGCGGATAGCGGCCAAGTGCGGCGAGATATCTAGCGATGCGGTGAATCGCTACCTGCGGGTGCGTTCATCGCAATTGCAGAGCACCACCGTGCGTGCCGAACGCACGATCTTGTTGACGCTCTGGCGGTTTGCCTACGAGGCCGAACTTGTGGACGTGGCTCCGCGTGGCGTGATGACGGTGAAGGCCCGCAAAAAGCCCACGAAGGCGTGGACGATCGCCCAGCTGCAGCAACTCCTGAAGGCCACGGCCGACTACAACGGCAAGCGGCTCCGCAGCGGGGCCGATCTCGGCCAGTTCCTGCGGTGCTGGGTGCTACTGGCCTACGAGTGCGGTGCCCGGTTTGGCGATGTCATGTCGTTCGGCCGCGACAACATTGACGGCGACACGCTCGCGTGGACTCAGAGCAAGACGGGCGACCCGCTCACCAGGCCGCTCACGCCCGCATGCTTGGACGCCGTCGACGCGATGCTGGCGAAAAGCCCGAACGGGTTGATCCTCGGCTGGGCCTGCAAGCGGCGGCGAGCCCACAGGCTGATGCGGGATCTGCTCGACAAGCAGGGGCTCGGCGGCAGTTCCAAGTGGCTGCGCCGCTCAGGTGCCACGCATTGCGAAATGGAGAAACCCGGCGCGGGGAGGCTGCACCTTGGCCACCGCAGCCCGGCGTTGTTTGAGCAGGCGTATTGCGATTGGAGCCAGTTGCGGAAGAACACGCCGAGGACACCGGCCCTGACCTGATTCAAGAGTTGCGAAGGATCGCACTATGGATGTGGAGTCGTTACGGATGACAAACGAAGACGTGCATGCGTTGTGGCAAGGCGGCCACGGCGTCGAGCGTGTTGTGCTGACCGACTACGAGCGTGCGGAGATCTTGCCGTACGCGCAGCAAGCCATGATCGGCGGCTGGTCGGACATTCATCTGGATCGTGCAGTAAGGGGCTCCGAACTAGGCGAGAACAACTTGGTGGGCTTCGCATGCGAGGCCGCATTTTTCAAGTGGTCTGAGCAGCTGGGCAGTGGTGGGATCAATGCGTGGAAGGCTCAGCGATCCCTGCGAAACGCAAATAAGTGGGCTGGCGACGGCGGCGTGGATTGCGTGCTCGCTGACGGCACGCGAGTGGACGTAAAGGGCAGCGAGTGCCGTGGCGTGCTCACGGTGCAAGGTGCCCTGAACTACCACCTGACGCAGTGCCGCACCAAGACGCTCGAGGACGTGGCCTATGTGCAGTGCCACACGAAGCGGCATATGGACTCTTACCAAGTTCCGAAGGTCGTGCTGCTGGCCGGGTGGCTATGGGGCCGAGAACTGTCTGGCCGCGAAGACATGCCCAGCATGCGCGGCTGGTCGGCCAGGTGCAGCACGATCCGAAAGATGAAGGAGCTGCGGAATGGCTGGTGAATGGATTCCCGTTGACTGCAACCTGGGCACGAAGCCCGAGGTGCTAGAGCTGGTGGACGAAACCGGGCTGCCTATTGAGGTGGTCTGCTGGCGTCTCATCCAGTTGTGGTCGTGGGCTGCCCTGAACTCGTCAGACGGCACGATTCGGGCAACGCCCCGGCGCGTGGCGGCTGTCGCCGGGGGTGACGAGGCTTTCTGGCTCGCTGTTGAGCGTGTCGGCTGGGTGTCGTTTTTGAACGGCACCATCGTCATCCAGGGCTGGGATCGCCGGTTTTCCGGGGCCGCCAAGGCTCGGGCCATGCACGCCCGCAGGCAGGATTCCTACCGGGGGCGCTCGCGTGACGCTGCACCGTCACAGGGGTGTGACGCACCACCGTCACCACAGGAGAGGAGAGGAGAGGACAAGAGAGAAGAAATACAACCGGCTGCGCCGGTTCCGACGAGCAAGCCGCAAGCGGCTTGCTCGTCGTCGAAGCCTGCCGTGTCGTGGTCTGCTGACGCAGGCTGGGGCGGCATCACGGACGCAGACCGGCAGGAATGGGCAGCCGCCTACCCCGGTGCCGTGCTCGAGCAGGAGTTCGCCAAGGCCACGGCCTGGCTGCGGGCCAACCCGAAGCGGGCGGGCCGACGCAACTGGCGACGCTTCATCGTGGGCTGGCTCCAGCGTTGCCAGGACAAGGGCGGCACCGTCCGCACGCCCGGCGTCAGGCCGGAAGACAAGCCACCTGCGAAGGCGTGGAAGGATCAGTACCAGCAAGCACCCTACCGGCGGCCACGGGAGGCCGTCGCGCTTGCCCAAGGAATCAAACTCAAGGAGGAGGATTTATGAAAGGCGACAACTTCCGGTATCCCGCGTCTGAAGACGTGGCTGTGATGTGCGAGCAATACGCGATGCGTGAGGACACCACGCCCGAAGCGGCGTGGGTCTTGATGGTGGCGGCCCGTCTGATTCGCCGCCTGTCTGAGCGCACGATCGTGCTGGCCCGAACCAATGAGCACATGGAGGCACGGCAGTGACGCTCTCGCAACTCACGCTCGTTTCGGCGGGCATTTTGATCCAAGCCCTGACGTTCGCTCTGGGCATTGTGGTTGGTGTTTCACTTACTCGAAAGGATTCAAAAGATGACCGCGACTATCGCAAGGAAGCGCAAGAGTTCTGGCATAGCCATGCCAATCGACTCGCTGAGAAAGGCCCTGGCTGCGGTGCGGGCCGCTGTTCCAAGCAGAAGCCCGAAGCCGATCCTGTTGAACGTTTTGCTGGCAAACGGCGGGATCACGGCGAGTGATCTTGAACTTCAGGTGTCGGCCGAGGTGCCGTACACCGACGCCCCGCTGCTGCTCCCGTTCGCCCGCTTGCAGGCGATCCTCGGGGCCGCCTCGGGCGACGAGGTGACGCTGACGCCGGGCGACACGTCCTGCACCGTGAGCGTGGGAGGTGGGACGTGGACGCTGCCCACCGAAGACGCGGCGGAATTCCCACAGTGGGAGCCGCAGGCCGTGAAGCCGATCTGCCGGGTGCCGTGCGACCAGTTCGTGCGGGCCGTGAAGGCGGTGGCCTACGCCACGGACAACGAGAGCAGCCGGTTCGCCCTTGGGGCGGTGCTCGTCGAGGTGAAGGATGGCACGGTAACGCTTGTGGGCACGGACGGGCGGCGGCTCTCGTCCTACGGCATCGAAGTGGACCAGGCGGTGGACGACTCCACGACGCTGATCCCGACGCGGGCGATCCTGACCATCAGCAGCATCGCCTCGCACAGCGAGGGGGCGGTGCAGCTGGAGGCCACCGACCGCGAGGTGGTGGCGACCATCGACGGCACGGTGGTGACGGCCCGGCTCGTCGAGGGACGCTTCCCCCGGTGGCGTGACGTGATCCCCGAGCGGGATGCGAAGGCCACGCTCGTGAACGGGGCCGAGCTCCTGGCAGCGACGCGGCAGGCGGCCATCGTGACGAGTGAGCAGTCGAAGGGCGTGACGTTCGCGTTCGTGGAGAACGGCATCCACCTGACGGCGCAGAGTGCCGAGGCTGGGCAGTCGAGCGTGACGTGCGGCCTGCTGGAAGCGGGCCAGACGGCGAGCGTGGCGCTCGACCCCGGCTTCGTGGTCGAGTTCCTGCGTGGCGTGGATGAGGCCGAGCCGGTCGAGGTCGAGGCGGTGGACGCTCAGAGCGCGGTCGTCTTCCGGTGCGGCGACTGCACCGGCGTGGTCATGCCGTTGGCGAAGGACTGATGCTCGACACCCTTCGCGAACTTTGGGATGCCGGGGTGCCTGCTGACGTGATCGCAGCGCACCTCGGCATCCGGCGGCAACGGCTGCACGAACTTCGCCGCGAGCACGGCATACCGGATCGGGTATGCAAGTACAGGAAAAGGATCGTGGACCCGACGCCCGACGAGATCGCAGAGCGGGCGCGAGAGTGCCGTGAGCGGCACTTCGCCCAGCGGCGGGCCGAGCCTGACGCTTGACACGGTTGCCATCCTGCGGGCGTGGTTCACTCACCCCAGGAGCAACGCCATGCGTTTTGCCTTCGTCGTGTTTCTCGCTCTCGCCGCTTCGTGTGCCTACGGTCAGACCGTCGTGGTGCGCGGCCCGGCCGTCGTCTCTGCCCAGGAGCACGCCACGATCATCGCCCGGCGCGGCACGCTCGTGCATTCCCAGTGCAGCCAGACGGAAGGGATAGGCATGGGCTCAACGCCAGAGGCTGCCCGGCGCGCGTGTTGTTTCTTTGGCAAGAAGGTCATCGTCGAGGAAGGCGTGGCCTACTCCCCGGTTACGCGCCGCTGGTACGCCGTCATCCGCTACAGGTAACCAATGGCCCCGTGGCTCATCGCCCTGACGGGCGGCATCTATCTCGTCGTGGCGGCAGACCTAGCCCTGCATGGCAAGGCGGGGCTGGGTCTGGCCTACCTCGGGTATGCGTTCGCGAACGTCGGTCTGTACATGGCCGCGAGGACACCGTGAAGCCGTTGACCTTCTCCGTGCCCGGCGATCCCGTGCCGCAGCCGAGGCCCAGAGTCTCGACGCGGGGCGGGTTCGCTCGGGCGTATGTGCCGGGGAAACACCCGGTGCATGCGTACCGGGCGGCCATCGCAGCGGCGGCCCTCGAGGCCGGGGCAACGCCGATCACGACGGAGCCGCTCACGGTGATCCTCGATCTCGTCTTCGCCCGCCCGGCCTCGCACCTGACCAAGAAGGGGCTGCGGAAGGGGGCACCGCTGTTGCCACGGTTCGACGTGGACAACTGCGCGAAGGCGGCCCTCGACGCCTTGAACGGCGTGGCGTTCGAGGACGACTCGCAGGTGGCGAAGCTCGTGGTGGAGAAGTCTTACGGCCAGGAGGCACGGACCACCGTGCGAATCGCATGATCCTGCACCTTGGCTGCGGCCTCACGCGTCTGGACGGTGCCGTGAACCACGACATCACGACGCACAGCCCGCATGTGGACGTGGCCCACGACCTCGACGTGCTGCCCTGGCCGTGGGCGGATGGCGAGTTCGACATGATCGTGGCGCACGACGTGGTGGAGCACCTGCGTGCGGACGTGCCCGATTGGCTGAACGAGGCGTGGCGAATCCTGGCCCCCGGCGGAAGCCTGAGCCTGCGGGTGCCCGACTACCGGCACGAGAACGCCTTCACCGACCCGACGCACCGGCGGTTCTTCACGCCGCGCACGTTCGACTACTGGGACCGCCGCAAGGAACTGCACCAGAAGTACGGTGTGTATTACTTCGCGGCCAAGGCCAGGTGGTGGGTGATCGAGCATGTGGCCCACGACCAGCACGGGAATATCGAATTTCATCTTCGCAAGGAAGCCGCATGAATATCCCCGAGCACCTCGTCTACCCATTGCAGCCGTTCGCGGCCGACTACATGCGGCTTGCCGAGGCGGGCGAGTCGATCTTGAAAGACTCGTCGGTCGTGTTCGTGGGCCTGGCTCGCAACTGCGGGCCGCACCTGCGGGCGAACCTGCGGCGGCTCGAGCAACTGGTCGAGTCGTGCGGTTCGTGGGCTCTTCGAGTCGAGACCAACGACAATGCAGACGACACGGTGGAGGTGCTCGAGACGTTCTGCGGTGCCCACCGGCAGGCGTCGTTCCGAGATCGCACGCTGGGCCGCGAGCAGTACACCGCCGAGTTCGCAGGCCGTCGCACGATCGCCCTGGCTGAGTACCGCACGGCTTGCCAAGAGTGGGTGCGTCGGCATCACTCGGGCAGCGATTTCGTGGTGGTCGTGGACTTTGATGCGTGGGGCGGGTGGTCGCACGCCGGGTTCATGCATGGCATTGGAGCCCTCGCCGAGACGACCGACGCCTACGGCATGGCGAGCGTCTCGCTGATCCAGCACCCGACGATGGCGATGGGCGAGGACAAGCAGCCGAAACTCGTGCGCGGCTGGGTTCACTACGACGCCTGGGCCTACCGGCTGAATTCTTATTGGGACGACTACACCGCCGGGCTCGGCGGCTGGAAGCATCAGCACCTGCCGCCCGTGGGTTCGCCGCCGTTCGCCGTCTGCTCTGCGTTCGGCGGCATGGCGATCTACGACACGTTCGCCTATCTGCGTGGGCGCTACGACGGCGAGACGGACTGCGAGCACGTTGCCTTCCATCGCAGCATCGCGGAGCGGACGGGGCAGCGGCTCTACATGGACCCGAGCATGCGGACAGTGATGCACTGGCTGGAGCAAACCGATGGCGGGCGTGACGGCGACCATTGATTTCCAGACGCTGCGGATTCAGTGGGCATCGCACTCGTCGATGTACGCGATCTGCACGCATTGGACGATCACGAAGGATCAGCTCATCCGGCTGAAGGCCGTCGCCCATCTGCCGCCACGGCATGACCGCCGGTTCCGTTTCAAGCCCGAACGCCAGCGCGACCCGACGCCCCGCGAGATCGAGCAAGCCTGCAAAGAGATTCAGGCCCGGTGGGACGAACACACCCGCTACGAGCGGGCCGTGACGAAGCCGACGCAGTTCACGCTGCGGCAGATTGAGACGCCCGAGGATCTGCGGCACATGGAGGGTGGCGAATGAGCGACCCAATCTTGGGCAAGATCGTCGTGGATTTCTCGCAGAAGTACGTCAGCGTCTACCTCTGCGAAGGCGACGGCACCGTGAAGGATGGCGACCATTTCCGCTGGCCGTACCGCCTAGACGTGAAGGACGCCCGGCAGGAAGTGAAAGACTGCTTCGATTGGTTCTACGACTTTTGCAATGACACGGTGAACGGCTTGTCGGACGAACTGCAAGACGGAGGGGGTGGCGGGGCAGACTCGGGGTAGGAGGCCCACCCAATGCAGAACTACGGCGCGACCGACCAAGAGATCGCCCTCTACGGCAACAAGCTGAACCTGTGGCAGTCCTTGGCCCTACTGCAAGCGTGGGCTCCGCTAATTGCGTATGGAAATCGTCTTGTTGCCGAGGCTGATCCGTACCGCAAGAGCATCATCGTCTCGGATGCCGCCGAGTGGCTGGCCTCTAAGACAAACTCGCAGGCCGACGACCAACTCGTGCGGCTGCTGGCCGACATTCTCAAGACTCCGCAGGGCGAGGCGTTGGTTCGCTGGTGCCTGCTCAAGGCCGAGGGGGCAAAGTGAACCTCGATGTTGTTATTCGTGCCGTCGCCGCTCTGGCGGCAATTGCTCTCGTCGCTGGCCCCGCGATTGCCGCCGTGGCTCGGAAAGCCCAAGCCGCGTGGCAAGACCGTGCGGTGGCGGCCCCAGGTGAAGCGGCCCCAAGCGTGACGGGCAAGGATCTGCACGTCGTGCTTGACCTGGCCACGAGGCTACGGGCGGCAGGCTGCACCGAAGGCGTGGCTCTGTGCCAGCAGCTGCTCGACGTGATGCTCGGCAACGCACCCAAGGCAAAGAAATGAGCATTGGTACCCGACTTGCCATCGCGTTTGTACTCGGGCTCATCGCGGCCGTGGGAGTTCCACAGCCCCGGCAGGCCGCGCCTGCGTTCGTGATCGACGGCGTGAGTGATGACATGAAGACGAAGGTGGCGGACGTTGCCCGTGCGTTGAAGGCGGCCAGCCCGGCCGAGCGGGCCATCTGGGCGAGCGTGTGGGAGAAGGCCGCCGTGGTCGTGGCGGGCGACGCCGTGACCACCGAGGTGGTATTCACCGACACGCGATCGCTGCGGGGCTTCACCGTCCTGAGCCTCGACATCGCTTGGCGACGGCTGGGCGGCGTGAAGGCTGGGCAGTACCCCGGCCTGCGTGAGGCCGTCGAGAAGGCGATGACGGGCGTGGTGGGGCTCGACGTGAAGCCGGTGGACGCTGACCTGCGGCGTGCCTACGCCGAGGCGTGCCGGGCAATCGCATGGGCTGGCATCGGCAACGGAGGCTAGACCGTGGCCGACTTCATTCCCTTGATGGGCTATCAGCCCGACCGGAAGGGCACCGACGATTTCCTAGCGTCGCTCGCCCGGCCGACGCTCGCGCAGGCTGGCCCCGACCTGGTGCTGGACGAACGGAAAGACGTGAACCTCGGGCACTACCTGCTCAAGGTGGCTCCCGATTGGAAGCGTGGGGCACAGAAGATCGGCTCGTGCGTCGGCTGGGGCTGGGCCTTGTCGTGCGACATCCTCGCGGCCTGCGACATCCTGCTGCGAAACGAGCGAGAGAGTTACGGCGGGCGGGTGCTCGAAGCGTCGATTTACGCCTTTTCCCGCGTGGAAATTCGCGGCGGCCGGAACCTCGGCGGCGACGGTTCCTATGGCGGCGCGGCGGCGAAGGCGGTGACCAACTACGGGACGCTGCACTACGGCGTGAACTACGACGGCGTGGCGTTCACCGACAACTCGGGGCAGCGGGAAAGCGAATGGGGCCGCGACGGCGTGCCGGATCGGTTCGAGCCGTTCGCCGCGAAGCACAAGGTTTCAAGCGTCGCCCTGGTGAAGACGTTCGAGGATGCCGCACGAGCGATCCAGAACGGCTACCCCGTGGCCGTGTGCTCCATGCGTGGATTCTCCATGACGCTCCGCGATGGCTACCTCACGCCGATGGGCCAATGGGCTCATTGCATGATGTTCGCGGGCGTGAGGTGGAGCCCGAGGCCCGCCCTGCTCTGCGTCAATTCGTGGGGCGAGTGCTACCAGGGCAGCGTAGACCCGAACCTGCCGCCGCAGTTCCAGCGGTCGGCCGGATGGGTCGAGGCCGCCACATGCACGTCGATGCTCTCGGGCGAGGACTCCTTTGCCCTGTCTGGCTACTCGGGTTTCCCGCCCCGCACGCTCCCCGATTGGACCGGAGGCGTCCTATGAAGACGGCGGCCCTCGTCACCGGCGTGATGCTCCTGGGCGTGCCCAGCTGCGGCGTGGTGCAGCCTGACCACCCCGACATCGTTGCGGATCTCGCGTGCGAGACGGCACGCATGGCCGAGAAGTTGAAGCAGGAGATGGCCCCCGCCCCGGCGTCGGACAAGTGCGAAAACTGCGACGGCAAGGGCAAGGTTCGCAGTGGTGATGGAATCTCCGTGTTTACCTGCCCCGTCTGCAAAGGCACCGGAAAGAAGGTGGCCAAATGAGCCTCGAAGACCTCGACGCCGCCGTGTGGTCCAGCCTCTCGGCCAGGAAGCACCTCGCCGGGCGGCCGCTCGTCTCCCGCCTGGTGCGGCGTGTCGTCCGCAAGTGGCCCGCCGTGGCCATCGCTCAGGCTCGCCCCGACTCCTACGGCGTGATGCTCGAGCAGGTGTCCGCGAGCATCGAACGCAGCGAACGGCAAAACGTCCGCATGGGCATCATCCTCTCGCTCGTGCTGGGTGTGCTCATTCAGGAGATCGTCAAAGCGATCCTGGCGTGGTGGATGAAATCTGCCAGCAATCGGATCGCACTTGTAGGCTGGCAGACGGAGATGCGGCGATGACCGACGAAGCGAAGAACACACTGTTTTCGATCATTGAGCGGTGGGGCTTTCCCACCTTGGTGGCCATCGCCTTCGGCTGGGTTCTCCGGCAAGACGTGCTGCTCCCGCTCGTGGCGGCGCATCAAGAGTTCGTCCAGCAGCTGGGCGAGACGCAGCGCGAGATCGGCAGTGCGATCAAGGAGCAGACCCGCTTGCTGTACGCGTTACAACCAAAGTCCGCCGCGACGGCAATGCCCGACACCGACCGGCACAACTGAGGCGAGCCAATGCCCTCCTACGATCAAACACCTGGCACGCTCAATCTCTCGTTCAAGCGGGGCGATGACTTCTCGACGCTCATCGACTTCTCCATCGGCATGACCGGCTACGCCGTCACCGCGTCGATGACGAGCGTCGTGAGCGGGGCCGAGGTCCAAGCGTTCACCGTGACGGCCGCCAACGCTGCGGCGGGCCAGTTCAATATCTCGCTCACCGACACACAGACGGCCGCCCTGGCGCGCGGGACTTATGGGTGGCAGATGAAGTGGACTGAGAACAACGCCACCCGCACGGCCCTCACTGGCTACGTCGAGGTACTTTGATGGCGATCAACGCGAACGTATCCGGCGGGCAGCAGATCACGGCGAACGTCGGCGAGACGAAGATCGACGTTGCCGTGTCTGGTGGCGTCGGGCCTACGGGGACGGCAGGCGCGGCTGCGTCGGTGACGGTTGGCACCGTGACGACGGGTGCGCCGGGATCGTCGGCCTCAGTGGTCAACGCCGGGACGACATCGGCGGCGGTTCTCAACTTCACGATTCCTGCCGGGGCCACGGGTTCAGTCGGGGCTACCGGCCCGCAAGGCGAACGCGGCGAGCAAGGCATTCAAGGAATCCAAGGCGTCGCCGGAATCCAGGGACCAGCGGGTGTTGCCGGGCCTGCGGGAGTCGCGGGACCCAAGGGCGATAAAGGCGATCAAGGCGACACCGGACCACAAGGCCCGGCGGGCGCAACCGGCCCGGCGGGCAGTAACGCTACCGCGACGACCGACGCCTCGGCACTGGTGTCGGGCACGCTCCCCGACGCCCGGCTCTCCTCGAACATCGCCCGCACGAGTGACGTTTCCGCTGCGGTGGCTGCCGTCGTGAACGCGGCCCCCGCGACGCTCGACACGCTCGCGGAGTTGGCCTCGGCTTTGGGCTCAGACGCCAACTTCTCGACGACCGTCACCAACTCGCTCGCCTCGAAGGCACCTCTCGCCAGCCCGACGTTCACCGGCACCGTCTCGGGCGTCACGAAGGCGATGGTCGGCCTTGGCAACGTCGATAACACCAGCGACGCCTCAAAGCCCGTCAGCACGGCCCAGGCTGCCGCAGACGCCGCCGTAGCCTCGGCTGCCGCGTCGGATGCCACGAGCAAGGCGAACGCCGCCCAGGCCGCAGCGGTCCAACGGGCGAACCACACGGGAACGCAGACGGCCTCCACGATCTCGGATTTCGCGACCGCCGCCTCGGCTGCCGCCCCAGTGCAGTCTGTCGCGGGCCGCACGGGTGCCGTGACGATCGCGGCTGCGGACGTGTCGGGCCTCGGCTCGCTCGCCACGCAGAGCAGCGTTTCGTATGCGAGCCTGTCTGGGGTGCCAAGCACCTTCGCCCCGGCGAGCCACAAGGCGAGCCACGCCACGGGCGGGTCTGACGCATTGAGCCCGGCCGACATCGGGGCCGCAACTCAACATCATACGCATAGCGCACTGGACATCCAGAGCGGCACGCTGGACATCGCGAGAATTCCCACCGGCCAGACCAGCACCACCGTCCCGCTCGGCAACGACGCCCGATTCACGGACGCCAGGACGCCGACGGCCCACGTTCACTCAGGGGACGACATCACCACCGGCACCGTCGCTGCGGCGAGGCTCGGCACCCACGCCACAACCCACAATCCCGGCGGGTCCGATCCCGTCACGCTCGTAGAGGTCTACGAGTTCACACGCACGACGAAGCCAGCGGCGGCGAGCGGCTCAAGCGGCTCGTACACGTTCACCATTCCGGCGGCGGCGAAGATGGTCGAATTCTTTGCCATCGGTTCAGGTGGTGGCGGCGGCTCTGGCCGTCGCGGTGCAGCTGGGTCGGCGCGTTTTGGTGGCGGTGGTGGCGGAAGTGGCGGCGTGATGCTGTTCACTCGGGCGGTCACGGAGTTGTCAACGCGGTCCATCTCCATGATCGTCGGCGCAGGTGGCGTCGGTGGCGCTGCGGTGACGGCCGACGACACCAGCGGCAACAACGCAGCGGCGGCAACGGACACGCAAATAACGATTGGCTCTCAAACGATCTACGCCTCGCGCGGCGCTGGCGGCTCTGGCGGAACGGCTGCGGCTGGAACTGGCGGCACCGGAGGGAACGCGCTCTACGTCGGTGGCGCTGGTGCCAACAGCAGCGCAACGGCTAACCCCAACGGAACGAACGTAAACAACGCGGTCGGATTTGCGGCGGCTGGCGGCGGCGCTGGCGGCGGCATATCTACCGGAAATGCGTCCTATAGCGGCTCGCTGGCTCGGGCGCAGGGATGGAACGTCGGCGGTTTCAATGCCAACGCCAGCGGCGGCACGGCTCCCGGCGGCAACGGTCAAAACGCCTCCGACGCTTTCACTACTGCGTTTGCTGGACAGCCGGGCGGCTCTGGTGGCGGCGGCGCTGCCGGTGACGCTTCCACGAACGGCGGCAACGGTGGCAACGGTGCTGCTTATGGTGGCGCTGGCGGTGGCGGTGGTGCGTCGGTTAACGGACGAAACAGCGGCGCAGGCGGCAACGGCGGCGATGGCTACGTTCGCGTAACGGTGTGGTACTAATGGCAAACTCTCTCGCAATCATCAACGCTGCCGGTCGTGTCGTGACCTTCGTGCGGGCCGACCTTCCCGCAGGCTGGACGCCGCCCGAAGGCTGCACGGCAGTCCCCGACGATCAACTCCCGGCAGGCTGGGAGTACGAGCCAGAGCGGCACGACCTCGCGGACGTTCGACGCGAGCGCAACGAGCGGCTGACGGCGAGCGATTGGACGCAGGTAGCGGACGCGCCGGTGGATCGGGCCGCGTGGGCCGCGTATCGGCAGGCGCTCCGCGATCTGCCGAGCGTCTACTCAGGCGAAGGCCCGATCCCGTGGCCCGTCGCGCCGTAGTGCTGTCTTCCCACAACCTAGCGCAATTCGGGGCGTTTGAGGGCATTTCAGGAATTGACTCCGCGCGTAGGCTGCGTGGATGCGATACGCCAGCGTGTGCGATGGGATCGGTGCGGCTCATGTGGCATGGCAGCCGCTGGGCTGGCAGTGCTCATGGACGAGCGAGATCGAGCCGTTCCCGGCCGCCGTTGTCGAACACCACTTCGGTTTTCCGAATGTGGGCGACATGACCAAGATCACGGAGGAGATGCTTGATGAGTACGGCCCAGTTGACCTTCTGGTCGGAGGCACCCCTTGCCAATCATTCTCCGTCGCAGGGCTTCGAGGAGGATTGGCTGACCCGCGTGGCAACCTGGCCCTCCGATTCGTCCAGCTTGCTGCTGTCATGCAGCCCAAATGGATCGTTTGGGAAAACGTGCCGGGCGTCCTCAGTAGCGGCAAAGGACGGGATTTTGGCACCTTCCTCGGGGCGTTGGGCCAACTCGGGTATGGGTTCGCCTACAGAATTCTTGACGCTCAATGGCATGGAGTCGCCCAGCGTCGCCGTCGTGTGTTCGTTGTCGGCTACCTTGGAGATTGGAGACGTGCCGCAGCGGTACTATTTGAGCGCGAAAGCGTGTTCGGGAATCCTCCGACGCGCGGAAAGACGGGGGAAAGAGTTACCGGCGCAGTTACGGCTCGCACTGGCCGCAACGGCGGATCATCAAACGACGACGTAGACAGCGGTCGCATCGTAGCCTTCCACCCCACGCAAGACCCGATCAGCAGCATTGACGGCTCGACGCACGCGATGGGCTGCGGCTCGAAGGGCGGGTGCTGCACGCAGGCGGTGGCCGTGGCACAAGGCTTCACCTACAGCGGCTACAGCAACCAGCCAGCGTGGATGACCGGCGACCGCACCGATTGCCTGCCTGCAAGCGGACACAGCGACGGGAGCCACCAGGGCGTAGGCGTGGTGGCTATGCGAGAGTCCGGCCCTGGTTTTTGGACGCAGGACGAGGTTTGCGGGACTCTTAGGGCAGAGGGCGAAAATAGGCCGAGCAGGCCAAGCAACGTGCTGCATTCGCCGCCAATGGCCGTGCGCCGCCTCACGCCGCGAGAATGCGAGCGGCTTCAGGGCTTCCCAGACGATTACACGCTGGTTGAGTACCGGAAGAAGCCCGCCGCAGACGGGCCGCGCTACCGGGCGTTGGGCAACTCAATGGCCGTGCCGGTGATGCGGTGGATCGGCGAGCGGATCAAGATGGTGGACGAATTGCGCTCTAGAGAGTCGGAAAAGGCATTGCGCCCGCTTGCCAGCCGCGTAGAATGACCACCCACAAGGAGGGCCATATGATCTACAGCGTTCACAAAGCAGCCATCGCACGACGCGACAATCTCATCAACCGTTACGTTGACTCCCAGAGCGCGCTGGCCGAGTCACTGAACCGCCAGCACGACAACTTCACCGGCTGGCTGCGGTGGCAGATTGAGAAGCGTGAGACTCGCCTGGACACCATCGGACTCATCGGGAAGTCGGGCGGCGATGCCCTGACGGCAGAGGCCGCAAGGACGGCGGGCGAGGCGGCTGCGTTCCAAGCAGTGTTGGCATACGTCAGCAACGGCTGGAAGGCTGAGTAGTTGCGCTCTTCACCTTAGA